CTGTTGACCTGATACATCTTCAGTCATAACTCCAGATTGCTTCAATCGATCGGCAATTGATTGGGTTGCATATTTGTCATAACAGACCATCCTAGGTCGATAGAGATCAGACCAGCCTTTAATAGCTACCGCAATCTTTAGATCATCAACTGCGACTTGAGAACTCCAGGTTTCCATAATCCCGATACCGATTCGGCCGTCAGGCAAGATCTGGCCAGCAATAAGCGAGGCATTTCGTCTGCTTGGACTAACATCGAAGGCAAAGACGGTATATGCCCCTGGTGAGATCTCTAAAGTGCTGTCTGAGGTTTCTTCCAGGACACCATGAGGCCAAGGTGACTGAAGACTGTCAATCCACTGACAAAGGGTTTCAGTTCGAGTTGTTTCGATTGGGGCAGTGGCGATAGCTTCTTCAATCGATTCTTTCGTGACTGTGTAGCCAAGTGCAGGGTTACTTGGCACTACGGCATCACGCCAAAAGGCATCTGATGAAATATCGATCTTGCAATATTGTGGAGCTGAGTATTCGTAGTAGCCGAATGTTTCAGGCGGGTAGTCCTTGGCTCGCTCGACCAATCCGTTGAGAACTGTCGAGAAAGCATCTCCAGCATTCGATGTCAAGAAGGTCTGGGCGTTAGAACGGGCACGAGTCACTGGAATTGCGGCCTTGTAACCATCTTCAGAGATTTCACGCACTTCATCGATCCATAAGAAGTCTGCTGTGCGTCCACGAGCTGAGTCGCGAGTATCTGACACTAGATCAAGGGTTGCGCCATTTAGAAGCTCTATGCGCTCGCCACCATTGGCATATCGGACAGCCTTAGTCATCGCCTTAAGCTCTGGAGTTGACTCGATGATCCAGGCTATCTCTCTAAAGGTCATTAAAGCCGTTGCTCGGTTTGAAGACATGATTATGTGCTTCTTTTCATTGCCGTAGAACATTCCCCAGATCACGCGGACTCTACCTAGGTGAGATTTTCCATTCTGACGACTGATTAACAATAATGCAGTCTTCACGCGGTACTGATCCTTCTTATCCACCATAAGCATCTGTTTAAGGATGAACTCTTGATAAGGCATCAGCTTATCCATGCCTAAGCGATCGACCATCTCAATAACTTCAGCAGCTCTGGTCTTGCCTTTCAGAAGTGGAGTGTGAACCCTCGGTTCGGTTGCCCCTCGTAAGGCTTTGACTGGCTTGGTTTTATTTGTCATTGATTTGGATTAGGTCGGATCTTAAAGGGACTGTCCAGGATCGGTTCGGACTGCATCGGGTATATACAGGCTGAAAAGGCAGGGGGGGTAGCCTTACTAGCTAAAAAAACGCCATCATTGAGCGTGCCCTTGCGTAGGTTGCATGGCTTACACAACACTCTTAGATTGTCTAGATCATGTGTCCCACCTGTCTTGCGTGGGATTATGTGATCGATGTGCATCTCACCCTCATCTGTGCCACATACCTGACATATTCTGCCATCACGATGAAACACCCTGTCACGCTGTAATCTGTAGCGTCTAGTGTTTAGCTTATCTAATGCCATGAGTGTATCTTCCAATGATCTAGAGCTGCACAGAAGTCAGGCTCATCATACTCTGTAACACCATAACGATTGATCACATACCTACTAGACCAATCGTATTGTTCTTCTGGATTAGCAGTAGCTAACCATTGTGATCTACCTTGCAAGAATCCATGATGACTACCATTCTTAGCATTGAAGTCCCAGTTACTCTCTTTAGTTGCAAGAGTATCTAAACACTTATAAGTCTTAACTGTTAAATGGCTTTGAATATATTCTTTTATAGTTAAAGGTTTAATCTCTATTACTTCAGCTGCGTCAGCAGCCTCAGTTGAACCTAATTCATTTATGAATAGAACTCCCCCGAAAGCTAACATCGCGGTCGCGAGCAACCGCGCACACGCGCTCGCTAGCGATTTATAGCGTAGCATCGATGTCAAATCCATAGCAAATCCTTTCTATAAGTGCAGGTCAGAGGCTCGTCAGTCAGCCATGCAGTCATGAGGTGAGTAAGGATCGAATGCACAGAACATGCAACCCATAGGCTCATAACAGTTAATGCACAAATGCTCGAACTGGATCTCATTACAGCATGGCATCAATACTGTGCGATCATTCTTAACTATGTAATTTAGATTAGTCATTTACTTATCCTTTCCCCAGCCTGTACCTTTGAAGATCGCTGGTGTTGTCCCTATTAATCTCTTCATTGGCTTAGAACAGTGCAGCACTGGGTTTGCAGCTGCACTCACTGAATGCGTGACTTCTTCTATTGCTTCGCATACTTCGCATTTATAGTCATAGCGTGGCATTGTGATCCTTACATGTTTGACAGTAATCGGTTGTCAATATCCAGCAGCCACAACCTTTGCATCGGCTTGGCTCTGTCTTCATATCTGGGTAATTAAGTTGATTGAGTAGCTGAACCAGATCTGAGAATCGGAGCATTGCTCCGTACTCCCCAGCATCTTCACCCTGCCCGTTGAATCTCATCACGACGATCGACAGCTTCCCATCTGCTCTCTTTCGTGTCTGATCCAGCCACTCCTTCGGTTGGAAGGCACTCCGCGCTTTCACTTCGATGTCGAACGGGACACCTGTGACATCACTGCCTTGCCTACCTGCCCCAGCACTGTCTGCATAAGGGAACCACTTTTTTAGGTACTCAGCGACGCACTTCTGAGTGCGGTAACCCCTATGCTTACGATGCTGGGAAGCCATTAGTTACAACCAGATCGGTGGGCATTGTTCTGCCCGATTCTTAGATGGACAGGTATAACCCTGGTAGGGCTTTCCCGTTTTTGAGGACACGCCGCTTTTCATAATCATGATGTCATGGACGCACTTCGGAGCTTGCGGTACTTCTTTTGCATTAAGTTCATCAGCTAGTAAGTTCATCGCTGAGTTAAGCGTAGGCGCACCCTCAACTTGTACGACTTCTTGCACATCTTTAGGGTTTTCTATTGTCCAAGCATCTGCAACTGGTTCTGGAAACTTCTGCTTAATAATAGGTAACTCGGTGGTTACCTTATTGGGTGTCCCCATTGATACTTTTTGCATTTCTTCTCTGGAAGGCCGTCTTCCCTTAGTAGCATAACCTGCATTCGCAAGTGCTCTGCCGATCGCGCTAGTTTCGCAGTTTTCAAGCGCACTAGTGGCATTAACGCCGCGATCAGAATCCTTCTCCTCAGCATACCCAGTCGAGTATGCGACTTGGTCGAGATAAGTGCGGTAGAGATAGGCTTTAACAACATATCGATGAGCTTCACATACTTCCAATTCCGTTGATATGCGTCCATCTGGGAACTCCTTCCAAAACATAGATAATCTTTCTTCAACAGGCTGATAATCAGCTAGGTTAAACGCCATGATCGATCTCCTCTTGCTTCACTAAGAACTCGGCTTGCTCGGTTAGAGGCCAGTGAGATCCATCTGGCCAGATTGACACCCAGACAGCACATGGCTGACAGTAATGTCGGTTGATACCTTTAGACTTTGCGTGCTGACTAACGACAGTCCAGACTGCAAAAGTCTTGCCCTTACCATTAGGGTGATCTTGACCCCAACGCATCTTGCAATAATCACACCATTGACCAGGCTTAGCTTTAGTAACTGTCAAGGTCATTCCAATCAGTTGATGTAATCTGGCCAGCGATTGCAGAGTACGCACAGATGTCCGCGTAACTGTCTGGGTGGTCTGCCGTAGTTTGAGTTCGCGAGATCTTGGTGAGGATAAGACAGATTGCGACTTCGTGTGGCTCGATGTTTTTGTCAAGATACACACTCCAGAGTCTTGCGATTCGAATGTGATTAAGAGTTGAGTCGCCGTACTCGTTACCTCTGTCGGCGAGTAGCTGTTTAGCTTCATCGAGGATGTCACGCGCTTTCACTCTGACCAGAATGTATGTCGAGCGACTGAGCGACCCAGTGCGTAGCCTTCTTCTTTACCTTCTTTGAATCCCATGCCATATCCAGCAGCTATGCCAACAACTAAAAACGCTAACATAACTAGATATAAATAAAGATCTGTGTTCATTTTAGCCCTTTCCATCAAGTCAACGGTTGACTGATAAGGCTTAAGGTACAGGTTACCGAGGACTAATCAAGCATCTTTTGATAACGAAATGGTAACAATTCTGCATCATCCATGTGGTTGTCGATGTCGCGCCTAAGCGGATTATCTAGATCGTCCATACCTGCGACCGTTAACGGCAAAGGTTCCGTCCTTTTCTATGTGAATAATCGATACCTGGACACCCTTAGCATCTTCTTCTAATATCAAGAATGCCTGTTGCCAGTTCATTGTGCCCTTGGTGTAAGCAGCCTTACGAATGTCCATAAGATGTCCACCCTCGAACCCTCGCAGAATGCGCCCTAATTTGCCCCCAGAAGCCTCTGTAAAGGCCGATTGGCCAGCCCTGTGAGTATGTCCGCAGATCACGCTTAGCCCATGCCTACGGGCTGCTTCTAGGGCTGTAAGGCCAGGCGTAGGTTTGATGGCCTGTTCATCTCCATGCACTGCTACATAACCCTTAGCAATGGGAAATGGCTTCTTATGATAAGAGATCCCCAGCTCATCGAGCTTCATAAACTTTTCGAAGCGAAGTTCTGGTAATGACAAAAATGCTGGGATCTTATTCATAATCACATTGTAAAGACGATCAGTGTGGTTAGACCTGATCATGTGAGCTTCTTTAGAATATTGAGTTAATTCCCATAGGACATCGACTGTCATGTCGCGATCACTGGCTAGGGTTTGTTCGTACCATCCTGGTTTGTTTTCTGTCCATCGGCTGATTTGCGGGAGATCGATTTCATCTCCGAGAGTAACGACAGCATCTGGCCGAAATACTTTAATAAACGAGGCGACATTTTTTACTGCTACTTCATCGTGATAGGGGACTTGAAGGTCTGGTATTACGATGGTTCTTTTCATTAATCCTCATCATCGTCAGGATAAAAGTCTGGCATATTGCTGGGATTATCATTGATGCGCTTAGGCAGAATCCACTCAGGATAAGAGAATGGATCCATGATCATAGATAGACAAATATCGACTGGAAAGCCAGCCTTACGCAGAGCTTTGTAATACTCATTAAGACCAATGCAATACGCTTCTAATGGCGTATAGCCTTGATCCTCTAATGCTTTTGCTTTGCGCGGAGCCATGGCTTTATTTTAGCGTTCTAAAAGTATGTTGTAAATCTCATCAACGCGTGTGTTGAGTCGCTTGATCTCGCTCAGCAAGTGTGTGATCACATAGCCAGCCAATCCACCGATTGTCACAAGCGTGGCAATATAGAGTTGAAAGAAGTCTGCTTGTGTCATTTTCTTCCAAGTTCATCTTTAGGATCCAAGTATCGCAATACTGGTGGAATGATTGAAGCAAGCCCAGCAGCGATCAAAGCCTGTGGCTCAGACACGCCAGCTGCGTACATTGAAATTACTGCGACTAAGAATGCTCTGCCCCATGATGCTGCTGCGTTCTTTAGATCTTTCATTGTGATCCCCCGATCATAGGTATTTGAAGAAACTCACCATTAAGGTCAGCCGCTTGCGTAAACGAGATATGGCAGTGGTGATTATGTTTGTTGATGCCTGTGTATTTGCGCCACTTCCAAGCGAGTTTTGAACTGGCAATTTTGCCGTCAAAGATGATGTAGCTGATGCGCTTGCTTCTATCAGACTTTGCAAAGATACGAATTTGATCCGCAAGATCTGGCATGAGGTCTGGTTTAGCCTTGCCTGAAAGATCTCGATCGACATCGATGGCACGAACCCAGCCGTTAGCATCAGGATTGTGATCTGAAGGGCGCGCGCTGTGTCGAGTATCGCCGATCCAACCATCAGAAGTTCGATCTCGATCTCCGAAGGTGTCGTCAATCTGTTCTCTTAACTGGATCGCGCACTTAGATAATCTTGGCTTTGTGGTCGTCATGCTCACACTCCCATTGACAGTTTTCTTCATTTAAGATTGCAATGTCATGACATTGTGCAGCTCTAAAAGCATCACGATCAGCATCATAAAACATGCCAATTCCAGCAAAGTTTTTACGGATAGTTCCATTATAACTGGTCTTGATCCATGTGCCGCCTAATGATTCCATGAATGCTTGACCTTCATCTGGTTCGTTGTTATCGCCAACTAAAACTTGAAGGACTAAACCAGTTTCATCAATTTCTGCCCAGTGACTCATATTAAACCGCCGTCTTTAAATATCGAACAATGACAAGGCCTGATCCACCAGCACCACCAGTTCCACCGCCACCGCCACCACCACCTGAGCCAGTGTTGGCAGTTCCTGCAGAACCTGTACCGCTAACGCTTCCGTTACCGCCACCGCCTGATCCACCAGTTCCAAAAGTACCGCCGCCGCCAGTGTTATTTACTGTGCCGCCGCCACCACCTGCAATAAATCCACTAACGCCAAGACCAGTAGCTGTCAGCCATGATGAATAAGTATCAACACCTGCACCACCGTTACCGTTGCCACCGCTAAATCCAGCATTACCAGTTGCACCAGCACCGCCGCCTCCGCCACCACCCTGGCCACCAGCAAGTGCTCCACCAGTTCCACCGTTGTTGCCTTGACCTGCTGTCCCAGTTCCACCAGCACCAGAAGTCAATGAAGCTCCACCACCAGAACCACCGTTACCACCTGTTGATGGATTGCCATTACCAGTTCCACCAGCAAAACCACCACCAGAACCACCGCGGCTACCACCACCGCCACCAGCTACAGCTGTAGTCAATCCAGTAAACGATGTAGCTGTTGCGTTATAGCCATTCATTGTCGATGTTGTGCCACCAGCACCGCCGCCGCCAATGGTCACTGTTTTTGTTGATGGACTGAATACTTGTGAAGCTGCATAATACACACCACCAGCACCGCCGCCACCTGACTCAAATGAACCGCCGCCACCACCACCTGCGATTGTTAAAACATCGCAAGTCACAGTCCCACCAGAAATAACTAAAGATCCGCTAGATGTAAAAGCGCGATAAAAATAAGTAGCATCACTTGACAGAGTTCCACCGCTAACGCTGGGTTTTCCTACTGAAACAATAGTGCCAATGATATTGCTAAGCATTATCCGATAGCTCCTACAACATACCAAGTGTCTGTGGCTGTTTTAATACAAGCTGCTGATTTGTATTGAGCAAGAGTAGGTGCTGCTGCTGTTCCACCTGCTGAAAGAATTGTTGTTGTTCCGCTGGTAACAGCTGAGATGGTGCAAGTACCAGCACCGATGTTTAGGACTGTAATGACTGTACCTACTGGATGCGCCACTGAAGCGTTAGTAGGGATCTTGAAAGCATTGGCAGAAGCATTGGACATGGTTACCAATACCTGATAACTGTCATTTAGCACCGAAGTATATGTAGTACCTGTTTGAGCATTTAGGGTGAATGCCACTAGCGAATTGTAATTCGCAGCTGTGAGCACATCACCTGTGACTGATGGTAGTCCCGTTGGCATTTGTTCCCCTTAGTATGAAAGTGTGTTAGTGCCTAGTATCCCATAATTTGTCCCAATTATGAACGAATCCAGGATAGGCTCTAGCGTGGTCAGAGTGGTCTTCCATGCACTCGGCCGAATATCGTGAGATACGCCGAATACCTGCAAAGTCTTAGTCAACGAGGATGAACCTGGTTGAGTCGTGGTTACTGTAATTGGATCAAAGAAGTCGAGATCTAGGGCAGCAGTGATGCCAGCATCGTAGTTTGTAGTGTAAAGATCTAGAGTTACTGCATCGCATCGGATCGATGTTTCTTGCCTAGAAGCCAAGAAAGCGCGTGCATTGTTAAGAGCTTCCGTATCCGTTTCCATTAAAAGGTTCTGCTCTTGATAAGAATGCAAGAAATATTTGTCGATCGATGCTTGGTTTAATGCAACTTGCGGGCTGCCACCAGTGCGGGTGACACTTACATTGTTAAACACCAGAGTATCGTCTAATTTCCATAAGGCGTTGTTATACGAGATCCCAGTGCCATTGTCATTGAAATCAACTGGAGTGCCAGCCACGCTAGATGAAGTGAGTTGACGGTCTTGGAAAACAACATTTCCAAATCCGTCCATATACAAAGAACCATATTCAGTGCTGGTGACTGTCTGCATTGCACCTAATGCAGTTCTAAGAGTGCCAGGATCTGCTTGAACTGTAGTCTGTCCAGCATCGATGTCACGCATGCCCGTAGGCCAGCCAATAGCATCGAGCAGCTTTCCAATTCGAGTGCCAGTCGTTTGACCCGCTGGGGTCGTCGCCACTGTTGTTATTTGTGCATTTGCAAAAAGTCTAAATCCATCCACTGCTTGAATAGTTGTATAAACGACTTCACCCACATCGCGAGGAGTAGTCGTATCGTAACTGGTGATGTAACCAGCAAAGATGGGGTAAGTAGTACCATTCCAAGTTGCAGTAATGGTTACCTTGCGCATTGGGGTTAAAAGTTGATAGTAGGGCGAGGCTGGGTTCATTGCGTTGAACGCGCCATTCTGGTCAATAATGCGAAGGCTCATTGTGCCAGTCTGGAATACATCTGAAAGAGCTGTACGACCGCGAGTAGTTTTGATCGAATCTACAAGGTTAGAAACATCGACTGTGACTGCTGTGCTGTCAGCTAGTGCATTAACTCCTAGAACGCCTGAATCAAAGATCATAGGCGAGGCAAAGCCAGCACCAGTTGAAAAGTTGATAATTGCGTTAATTACTGGAATTGCCATGATCAACCGCCGTCAGTTACGACAGCACCAGGCTTGAATCGATTAGTGCCATTGGTATTCGAAAGAATTACCGCGTCGCCGACTGCCTTAACAAACTCATCTTGCATAATCACTGAGCCATTGTTATTTACAATAATTTGAACAGGATTTTGAGTACCCCAGCCAGCCGATGAACCTGGTGTTGTGGCCATAGGGTTAAACATTGAAGATGATCCTGTGACTGGAGTGCCATTTGTGGCAGCGACAGCAAGTGCATCAACAGTGGTTTGCGATTCTTTGACAGATGTGGCGGCTGCTTCAGCGGCTGCAAAAGCAGCTTCAGCAACATTCTCTACCTTAGATAGTATGTCATCGATGGTGTCATCTGGTTCAAAAATAGTGGTAATAGCGGCTGCTCGATCAGCAGCTTCTTTGTCGGCTTTTGCCTTATCTGCTGCTGCTTTTTCAGCGGCGGCTTTCTCAGCGGCGGCTTTTTCAGCTGCTGCTTTTGCGGCTGCTACTTTTTGATCGTAGTTGCGATCTGCATTTTGACCAGGATTGTAATCAACACCAGGGACTAAACCAGGGACATCGGCCATGCCTTTGCCTAGTTTAGCAAGTGCTGCAATCGCTAAAGATAAACTACCTGCCCAGCTAGCAAAAGGATCTTTCGCTTCTCCAATAGCCAAAAGATCGGCAGCGATCTCTGCATTCTTCTTCTGAATATCTTCAAGTTTCTTTTGTAGAAGTTCAGCCTTTGTAGCATCTTCATCGGCGATTGCTCGCAAAAGAAGTAAGCGAGTCTTTTCTTCTTCGCTGATCTTGCCCTTTAATGCAGCTTCTATTTGAATTTTTTCAAGGTTGAAAATAGATTGAGCCTTGGCAAGTTTAGCTGCATTAGCAGCGGCTGCCTTGTCGGCTTTAATCTTTGCAGCAGCGGCCGCTTTGTCAGCTTTGATCTTTGCGTCAGCTGCTTTCTTAAGATAGATAGCATCGACATTGCGATTGATTGCGCCAAGATCTAGCACAGTGCCAGTGCTCATCTGGAAGTTACCGATGGCTTTAGTTGTTTCTAATAACTTATTGGCTTGCTTATCGCTATCGCTAAAAGCCTCGCCTAATTTATCAATGGTGAGAGTTGCTGCAGTA